AAGCATCGCGTGGCCCTGAAAGGTGTTTGTGGAGGGTAACGTGGCCAGTGAATCCTTTTGCACGGTCAAGGGGAGACAGCAGGTATGAGCAGACCGGAAACTGGCGGAAATAGCCGAGAAAGGCCGGAAATATAGGCAACGGAGCCGAAACCTACCAAGACGGAAGGTTTGAGCAATTTCAGCCGCCAAGACGGCATAATGACACAGGTTTGAGCAATGGTTGAATAAAAGAAACCGGCTCCGCGTCGGTGGTTGCCTATGCTAAAATTCAAACCTATTGTCCGCTGGCCTGGAGGAAAGACCAGGCTCTTGAAATACATCCTGCCGCTCATCCGACCCCACACGACATACGTGGAGGCTTTTGGTGGCGGCATGGCTGTTTTGCTGGCTAAAGAGCGATCAGAAGGTGAGATCGTGAACGATATAAACAGTGATCTGGTCAACCTCTACAGGTATGCTCAATTTCACATCGACGCGCTGGTCACAGAGGTGGAATGGACCTTGGCCAGCCGTGAAAATGTGCGTGACCTGGTCAAACAGCCGGGTCTGACCGACCTACAGCGTGCAGCTCGGTTCCTGCTCTTGAACCGCATGAGTTTTGGCGGGGCTGGAACGAGTTTTGCAGTCTCAAAAAGAGGCCAATCGTCGCGAGCCAACGTGCTCGGACTCATGAGGGCGCTGAATAAGCGGTTGGACTGCGTGAGCGTCGAAAATCTGCCCTACGGCAGGCTTATGGATCTCTACGACAGTGCCGCAACGTTTTGGTTTCTAGACCCGCCTTACAGCGCGGGCGAAACGAGCCACTACGGGATGTGGTCAGAGGCTGAAATGCGCGACTTTGTTCAGCGTGTGCTGAAGCTCTCTGGAGACTGGATTGTTACGGTGAATGACTGCGAGGAAAACCGCGCTCTTTTTGCGGGGCATGACATCACTCCGGTCGTGACAAGGTCGCAGTGCTCTAATCAGCGCACGCATGGTGGCAAGAGCTTTGGCGAGATTATTATTCGCCGTAGAATCAGCAGCGTTAAAACGAAATCAGCGCGTGATTGCCACGCGCTGCCGTTGGCTGCTTAGAAAGGCATGTCGATGCCCTCTGCATCGTCAGTGCAGGTCTCCTGCACGGGTTTTTCAGGGGGTGTGTTTTTAAGCCGACGCGCCTTGGCCATCTCGGTTGTGCGGCTCTCGACCGTCATGCTCAGTTTGAGCAGCTCCATGGTCGGTAATTGACGCCAAGATTTGACCACATTGGCCTCACATTTAGCAGCGGCGATTTGGGTCAACCATTCGTCTTTCAGCCCCGCTTTGGCGGTAGTTTGTTCGATACGCCAGATGATGCGGGCGCGCTTATCCTCTTCGAGGACAATTTCAGGGTTTGCGTCGGCGTAGGCGGCGTCAAAATTCGCCGGTTCTGCGAGCCATTTGAGCCGGTTAAAAAGGAGTGTTAATTGTCCCTGATTCAGGCTGCTCGTGGAGGCCGATCCGGTGGCCTCTTGAGTGACTTCACGCCGCTTGTTTTCATCCTTTTTATCCCAGCCTTGAGCTACACAGGCAGCAGGCCAGAGACGGGCATGATAATGGCGGCGTTGAAAGGGTGTCATAAGTCCTGTTTGCAGAGGTTTGCAAAGTTAAGAGCTGCGTTTTTTCCGACGTGGATTTCTTCTCCAAAGGAGTTGGTCAAAGACGCGCCTTTGGGGGCTTCCTGCGGGCGCTGTTTTGGCCGGAAGGTTGGAGAGCCTTTTCGGGCTTCATTGGCGAGGTTGAGATCCTCCTCAAAACGGTCGGGTGATCCGATGAGATTCTCAAATTTGAGCGCGCCTTCATTGCGCTCGCTTTTGGCGATTTTACCACGCAGATAACTGATGACGATGGCCATCTCTTTTTCGGTCCAGCTCCAATCTGCGTAGCGACACCACTCTGACCACTGCCGCTCTCGGTTAGGGTTGTAAATGATGGTGTAACCTGTGCGCGCCTGATAGGCGGCATGCAGGGCTTTGACATGGGCGATAGGGTCGGCGGGGAGTGGCATAAATAGGGTTAAGCGGCAAGTTTTACATCGCTCAAAAGCAGGGCATTCGCAGCGCGAAAAGCTTCTGCGGGGGTGTAGTCCCCAGAGGTCATCAGGTCGGCGGCTACCAGGGCGTGTTTTTCGACAGCGCGGCAGGCTCCGCCAGACCTCAGGATCTGGGTGGCGAGTTGGCGCGTTTCGGCATCGTCAGCACCGGCAGGCAGATGCAGCTTGAGCAGGTTGCTGGCGGTGTCGCTAGGCTTGGCTCTTGGCGTGATTTCATAGGCCACACCGACACGGCTTTTGTGCTGCTCATTGGCGCTCCATTGCCGCACGATTTCTTGGTTGCCTACCAGGGCTACCGGGCAGCCTGTTTGGTCATGCCATTCATAGGCCAGCCAATGGCGGGCATAGGTGCTGATGAGGTGGGCATTATCCACGATCAGGAGGATGCCGCTGCCTTTAAAGGTGCGCTTGATCCATTTGTCCCACGACTCGTTTGCGATCCGGCGCTTACTAGGAACCGCGTCGATCACAGCGTCCCGTAAAGCGCGCCAGCCGCTCATGCTGGGGATCGCTGTGACCACGATGCAGCGCACGTTTTTTCGGGCATAAACTTCCAGCCCTTTGCTCTTGCCTTTACCGGGTGCGCACCACGCCACACCGATGGATTGACTGTGCTGAACGGTATCAAAGAAATCACGCATCGGCTCCACAAGGAATCCATGATCCATGAGCGTGGTGTTGTGGCTACGTGAATTGAGTTCGGATTCTAGGAGGGCTTTGGTCGCCGATTCAAAGGCGGCGGCGTCACCGTTAAAGGTGCCGTTGAAAGCACGATTCACATACGTGCCGTTACTCTTGAGACGTTTGCCAAGCTCGTTTTCAGAGATGCTGTGACGCTCCTTATAGGCACGCAGCAAGCTGATGATCTCCGCGTCGATCTGGCGCAGAGTGATTTGGGCGCTGTCGTCATTGGCTGCGGCAGCTTTTCCGGTCAGGTGGGTGTTTTTGCTCATGATGTAGGGTGTTGGTTTTGGGTTTACCAGGTGTCCTCGTCAGAGGACTCTTGGAAAGGGGTAGCGCGGGCCGTAGCGAGATTGGCTACTGCGCGTTCGGTGAACTCGGCGCGGGCTTCCGTGGTGCTTTTTAGCACCTCCGTGTTGTGGCGATGCATGGCCAGCTTCTTGCGGGTCTCTTTAGCCTGTCGCATGGCCAGCGGGGCGAGCAGCTCAGACTCGATGTGTGTGGCGCGGCCCATGGCGCGTTCTAGCGCGTCTTTGTCGTTTCGGCTGTGTCTCTCACAGCGTTTTGCCGTGCCGATGTAGCGGCCTTTAGCATCTTGGACAAAGAGTTGACCCGGTGCAAAGGGGTTGACCGTCGCCTTGTAGGTCTCGCCATCTTTAAGAGCCATCTCGCGGCCTTCGGCGTCGATGACAATTCCTTCATAGCGGTGTTGACCGGGTCCGAGTTCACGATCCTCAAAGCAGAATTGGTGAGCGCTGACTTTGCGCTCGCTGGCAAATTCATCACCGAGGATCTTGCAGACCGTTCCACCATGAATGCGGATCAGATCGGCGGCTCCACGGTCCCAGACTTCACGGCGGCTCATCTTGCGCGGGCGGGTTTTTACGGTGCCGCTGTGCAGCATGGCGATGATCATTTCTCGTTGGCCATCTGGCAGGAAAAGGAGCTCGTCCTGCGTGCGCCAGTCGCCCATGATTTGCAGCTCCTGCGTCACGTGACCACACTCGATCCAACCTTGCAGATCATGCTCCGTGTCAGATTCCATGAAGCCGTAGATACTGCTGAGCACGCCCATGTATTGGCCGATTTCTAAGAGAGGATACTTTAGCAGAGCGGCCTTGTCGGCAGGCAGCTGCTGAGCAGCGGCGATCAGGCGCGCATTGTAAGTCAGCAGGCCATGGAGCTGCTCAGGGCGGCGCTGCCGATCAGGGCCGGTTTGTCCTGGGAGATGAGCTTCCAGATTGTGCAGGAGATTGTTGCTACTTTCCAAAGAGGCTTTGAAATTGGGGTTACCCAGACCACGGCCATTGTATTGACCGGCGTAGGCTGCTTTACCCTGCATGCCGCTTTGCTCAGTGGTGATGAGTCCACCGCTGGCATCATAGAGAATGCCGCTGAGATCATCCATGAAGTTGGCCGTGCCGTGTTCAGCCAGATTGACGGTGCCGCGTGGGCTGTAGCCGTCCAGGTAATAGGTCGCGGCGATGACCATGCGCATCATCTTACCTGTGAGGCCGCTCATCTTGCCGTTGTCATCTTCGGTCCGCACCTTCGCACCCCAGCGCACTTTGCGTCCTGAGAAGTAGTCATGGCTGAAGAGTTCCAGAGGTCGGCCTGCTTGCTTCTCGGCGAAGGAATTGACGAACAAGTCATGCCACACGTCATCCCACATATAATGAGACGCCACCCAGCATCCTTCACGGCTGGCTAAGACCATCGGGCGGTGTTTCTTCGCGGCGATCCGGCCTAGCGTGGCAGCCGTGCGGCGGAATTTGGATGAGTCCACTTTGCGGTAAAGATTGCTCCAGCCGGTTGGGTGTGGTGGTGCCACGCGTGGCAGTGGGCGGCCTGGGTGCATCTTCATCCAGTGATCCTTCCACGTGCCGTAGCCGGGGATGTGTAATCCCATTGTCCAGTCGGCTTTGAGTCGCTTGAAGACAGCGGCTTTGCTGCGTCCGTTGAGATCGACCTCACCGTTCAGATGGTCGATGAAGTCCTGAGGCACCTTCGTTGTCGGTGTCCACTCCAGCGCCTGGTCAATCAGGCAGCGCCAATCTCGCGTCTTGCGCCATTGAGCATACAGCGTGCGTAGCCGACCAGGGCGGCAGCCGCGTTGCGCACCGAGTTGCGCGGCAGCCAGCTCGTAGCCTTGAGTTAGTGTCGAGGCTTGGCTGATCATGGCAAAGGCCTGCAAGAGCAGTTGGATGCGCACCTGGTTGCGCTCGCTCAGCGCATAGTAGGCAGGCAGATCGGTGGCAGGCACCGCACCGGCGAGAGATCTCGGCGCGGTCGTGAGCGTCGATGAGGACAGAGAGAGTGAGCAGTCGAGATCCATGGTGGTTATTTCTTGGCCTTTGGCTTGATGATCATTCGATCTTGGTTGGTCAGGGTCTTCATGGAGACCGAAGGCGACTCATCGAGCAGCTCGTAGGCATGGTAACCTGTCTCCCTGACTCGTTGAGATGCATTGAGGATCTGAGTCACCAGCAGCGCCTTCTTGCTGTCACTGATTAAGTATTTAGTGAACTCCACTTCCACGATGGCTTTCATTTTACGCGCCTCCTTTCTTCACCTTCAGGCTGTCGCGGAGCTTATCCAGAGCCTCTTCCCACGTCACCAGCAAGGCTTCCTTGTCTTGCTTGCGCAGTTTGAGGAACTCGTTATTGCCAGCGCGGCGGGCAAAGTCCTTGAGCCAAAACTTGGCCAGCCGTTCTTTGTGGTTGTCCTGGATGACTTCGATCTCCTCCTCCGTTGGTGGCGTCACGTCTTTGAGTGGCACCTCAAAGAGTTCATTCAGACCCCAGTCATCGGCGTGGTCGAGCAGGCTCTGCACGTCTTTTGCAGCCAGATTGCACACCTCTTGCAGAGATAGCGGTTGCAGCGGGGTGATGGTGATCAACTCTCCCTTTTTGCTTTTAGCTTTTGGCGCTGCATTGGATTCACTCTCAGAGAGTTGCGGCGTGGCTTCTGCCTTCCAGCCTAGCCACCATTTACGCAGCTTGTCAGCCAGTTCGGGGCGGTCTTGAGTGCAGCTCAGGAAGTGCGCGCGGTAGCGGTAGGCGGTGCGCTTGGTGACGTTCAGATGCTGCTCAAGATAGTCCGCTTGGGAACTTCGTGACACCCCTGTCACTAAGTCTAGGTCAGAACGTTGGCCTTGGGTTTTGCCATACTCTTCTTCGTGCAGATCACAGAGCGTCTGGACCTCAATGCCTGCAAAGAATTTGGCCAGTTTCAGCGCTAAGACGCTGCCGCGTGCGGCTTCGTGAAAGGCTTTGAAGCGGCTGACACAGGCAGCGGCTTCGGCGTTCCGGTCATTGGCCGTGCTGGGGGTGAAATGGCTCAAGACGTCGGCCTCATAGGCGGCGAGATCTGTGTCGAGCTGGGTTTTGGATGTAGGCATAGACTAGACTTTCAAAAAGGGGATTTCAGGGGTGGTGGCGATGTCGATCTGTCTGGCTAGATGCGGGTATTCCGCCGCCATCCAGCGTTAAGCAAAGGCGCGTGCCTCAGCTTTGGTTTGGCTACGCGTGCTGCGTTGTTTGCCATTGCAGAGGCGCACCGCGAGGTAGCGGCTTTCTTTACGGCGGTAGATGGCGTAGATGCGTAGGCCTCGGCGGAAAGGCTTTGGCTTTGGCTTTTGAAAGCCGATCTTGTCAGAGGTGGGTGTGGGGATGTGCTTCATAGGGTGGCTTTGGTCAGGTTGCTGTAATCCCACTCGGCGATCTCGTGGCCTTCTTGGGCGGCGAAGTGTTCAGCGATCCATTTTTGGGAGCGGCGTGTATCGCGCTGCTGCGGGATGTGAAAGACGACGGCCTGTGTTTCGATGTCGCAGAGGTCGAGACCGTTGTTAGGTGTGTAGCGGGCGAGGAGAGGCATACTAGAAAAGCTGAAAGGTTAAGAGGCTGACTGCTCAGGGGTGAAGGCGAACACCAGCTTGAATGCTTCATCGGTCACGACTCGGATGCCGATGAATGACAGGTGATCTTTTAGCGCGCAGTCGCTGAGGGCTTTGACCGCGTCCTTATTAAGCTCAGGCGCTGGCGTGCGGATCAGGCCGCGCATCTTGGCGATCACTGCCGCCATCTCGGCTGCGTAGCCGGGGCCAAGATTGGCGGCATTGGCTTCGCTCTGCTCAATGTTGGCTTGCAGCATGGTGACGGCATCACTCGGAGCCTCCACACGGTCAGAGCTGCGGTATTGCAGCTTATGCTGCATCACGCTGTAGGTCTTTTTACGGGTGCCGCTTTTTACGGGAAAAAGACGGTCCTTGTGGTTTTCGGCGTAGGCCTGCACAGCGGTAAAGAGGGTCTTGATCTCCTTAGTGAAATCAGCGGTGCCTTCCTCAAAAGCTTTTTTGGCGGCTTCGATCTTGAGCTGCTGATTAGCCTCAGCGGCATTGATGACGAGCTGCTTGCTGGCGATTTGATAAACGATGTCGCAGAGTTCGCGGTCGTCTTTGATGGTGAGGCTAGGCGGGGCCTGGGTGGTGTCGATGTCGATGGTGGTCATAAGAAAAGGATGAATGGTGAGGGATGAAGGATGAATCAGGATTCAGGCGTGAGGTCGGCTGTGAGGACTAGCAGCGGTTGGCGTAGGAACTCGGCAATGACGGCCTCATCGCTGAGGACGCAGCGCACGGTCAGACGCTCGCCTGGCCAGAGTTTGATCGTGCCGTTGGTATCGCCACAATCCACGCGGCCTTTGTCGATGCAGAGGGGTAACACTTTCGGGAGTGTCATTCGTGCAGGGTCTGCGCCGCGTGGATGAAAGATGAGGGATTGGCCAACGATCATTAAAGGCGGTCCTCCTTAGTCAGAGGTGGCAGAGTGAGCTGCTGCATCAGGCGGCGGGTGTGCAGCCGCTTGAATCCCTGCACGCATTGGCGGGGGTCACTCATGAGCATGATCGGCGCACTGCGCACTTCACGCATGTAGCGTCCATGAATGAATGACCAAACGATGACGGCGGTGATGATAATTGGCGTGATCATGGTTAAGCGGCGGTGTGGGGGCTGAGGTGGCGTGGGGTGAACGGCTTAGCCTGCTGACTGGCACGGCGGAGCAGCTCCTGCATGTTTGGTTTCACGGGCGCGAGGTGCAGCTTGGGTCCGCGCGCTGCAGCGGAATGGCCGAGAGCTTGCAGGTTGCTTGCAGCGGTCTTGACGAATGCGTCAGCCATGTCACGGCTGACACCTTTGGTGATGAGGTCATGGGTGCGCAGGATGCGCGGGCGGATGGTGCTGTGTTGTGTGGGGTGCATGTTGGGGAGGTTTGCGGTGGTTTACTGTTGTTGACCGTTGTTGACGGTGGTTTTTCTGAGCCTTTGATTAGGCGCTGAAAAGGTGTAGCTGATCGGGGTGGTCAGCGGACGGACGGGAAAGGCGCTGTGAGCGGGTCGCCGTCATGGGGATGACGTTGCGCGGGGGTGGCTCCGTGGCCGCGCCTGCGAGGGCATGGCTGGTCGCTGCATTGAGCAGGCGCTCGCAGAACTTGTGGTGATGAGGAAAGCGCAGGCGGACTGCCTCCATGAGCACAGCTTTGTCACCCCCCGTGTTGCGGATCAGGAACACCAGGATCGCAGCCGTGGCGATCCTGTAGCGGTGGTGTTGCTCGGTTTGGCTGCGGTGAGCGGCAGCTTCCAGCGCCTCAATCTTGTGCATCCTCAGATAGCGTTCCACAGTTTTGCGACCCTGACCCAGCACATAGGCCACGTCGTTAATGGTCAGCTCTTCGGAGCTGATCTCGGCAAGGCGGTCAATGATGGGATGGGTGGTCATGAGGGGAATGTGGGAAATCAGCGGGTCAGCAAATCCTGTAGGTGCTGCCAGTCATTGCGGGCCGTTTGACCCCACCAGCGCGCACTGTTGCGGTCGCCGGTCTTGGCACAGTCAGTGGCGTAGTCGCGGGACAGGGCAAACCGGCTGGCGGCTTTGGCGAGCTGAAGGCGTTCCTGGACTTTTTTAGACGTGGGAAGATTCATGATCAGGCGGCGTGGGCGGTGATGATGAGCGGCCTCATGGGGGTTAAGCCGCGTTACGGATGGCTTCCCTGATTAGCTTGCTCCGATCTGAGTCGCGGCGTCTAACGAGATCATCTAAGCGGGTTATTAATTCAATAGGCAGCCAAACGGAGACCAGTTGAGATCCGGCTTTAGTGACTGCTCCTCGTTTTCTATTTTGAGTGGACATGGTGAAGGTGTATAACTGAGTTATATACAGTATGCAACACCGAGTTGCATTTTTTTTCATCTGCTCAATTATGGGTCATGCCAAGTAAGCGAGCCCCTAACCAAAAATTAATAGCATTTCCCATCGACAATGAATTGGCGGGATTGATGGACCAGGCCCGTGGCACCAAGAACCGCTCACAGTTTATTCGCGATGCCATTGCTCGTATGCTTGGTGTGCCGATACAGATGGGTAAAGCTCCTGATCGTGTGAAGTCTGAGAGATCCACTCTGCGGCTTAATGTCACGATCAATGAAGAGTCTAAACCTGCGGTGCGCACGGTGAATCCGACTAAAAAGCAGACCAAGAAGAAACCTAAAAAGCCATAATGCACGCAGCCTTTACGCTTTTTGCAAAGACGACTGACGTTTACGCCATGGCTGTTGTTGCTGTCTTGCTAATAGCGGCTGTCATCTTCTTTAGCTTACAAGATCCAAAAAGGGAAGAGCCTTTCACGGAGGAGCCTGCGCCTAAACCTGCTGAGATTGAGCCTGAATCAGTGAAGCTTGAGGAGTCCCAATTCAGCGGACTCCAGATCTTGGGTTTGCTCTTAATTTTGGGCGGATTGGCATTTGGATTGATTGCCTATTTGATGGATGTGACAGTTAGCTCAGGCACAATTACGGTCAATAATCTGGGCCTGCTGAATGATCGCCTGATGTATTTCATAGCCTCTGGGTTTGCTTTTCTGTCAGGTCTTTTGATGATGCTTCTAGGCGGTAAAAAGTAAGCGCCATTTAAAGAAGGGACAGGGGTGTCCCTTTTTCGTTTGAGGGGTTGAGTCGCGCCCCGTTTCTGCTCATCCGGTCGGATGTGTTAAGCCTGCAGTATGGTTCCTTGGCATGTCCTCATCAGAGGTCATGCAGGTATGTGTTGAGCCTGTCACCGCCGTGGGCTGGGGAGCTTCTCAGCGGTGACAGGTAACACAAAGAGGCGTGGCGTCATGAGGCATCCTTAAACCTCTATGAAAAACCTCCTCATGAAACGTTTCTCGGCCCCAATCGCCATCGCTCTCAGCATGGTGCTCATCCTCGGCTTTATGTTTGCGCCCGTTGGTTGTCAGCTGACGCCGCAACAACAGCAGCGGCTCCAAGCCATCAGCGTGCCGGTAACGGCTCTCGGCCTGCAATGGGCCAAGGCGGAAGGCGTCATTGAAGATGGGGATCGCATCACCATCCAGCGTGGGGTGGCTGTCTTGGTCTCGCCCGGAGACGCTGAGACCAAGATTTACCAGCTCGCCGAGATTGGCCTGACGGATGCGGTGAATCGTGGGCTCTTCCATGAGGGGCAGACGGCGGAGATCGACGGCTCCAAGGCACACATCACCGAGGAGCCGGTCCCTCTGCTGAATCCCTGATTCTTTAACCGCTAATAAACGCTGATAGCCGCTAATAAAAGCTCATGAAACTCTGCATTGATCCAGGTCACGGCATGTCCTCACGCATCACCGGCGTGTATGATACCGGCGCTAAGTATGGTCAGCTTGAAGAGGCTGACTTGGTCCTGGTCTTTGCACACGAGCTCAAGGCGGAGTGCATCCGGTTAGGGGTGCCTGTCTTTATGACGCGCACTGCGGTTAACGAGCCTGCACCGTTGCGCGGACGTGTGGCCGCTGCTCGCTTTGCTGGTTGCACGCATCTCATTAGCCTGCACATCAATGATGCGGATGAGGCCAAGGCCAATGGCTTTGAAACGCTATACCGGACCTCTGGCAGCTTGCCTTTTGCGCGGTTGTTTCATGCGATGCTTTTGCCTGCTCTTGGATTGCGAGATCGCGGCGTCAAGCATCGCCCTGACTTGGCTGTCTTAGCGACAGGGAAGATGCCTTCTTTGTTGTTGGAGTTGGGTTTCATCCGTAACGCCAAAGACATGGCCATCGTCACCAATCCCGGCGTGATGCAGCAAGTCTGCAAGCTGATTGCAGAGCGGTTGGTTGCCCTTGGGAAATAAGTCTTAGAGGACACATACGACCGATTTAAAGCCATGATTCAAATCCACAACTTCACGATCTATAGAGGACTCACCTTCGCCGGGTTGCGGCTCATGTGTCTGGATGCCACGGGCGCACCAGTCGCCATTAACGCAGGCACCACGGCCCTGCTGCAGGCGCGCAAGATGCCTGGCAAACCTCTGGAGTTTGCGCTGCCTGTCACTCTAGGGCAGGCCGTTGGGGAGATCCTTATCCCGCAGATCTCGGCCGCTTCCACCACCGCCTTTGCCCTCGGGGCTTTCACTTATGACCTGATCCTCATCAGCTCTGACGCTAAGCCTTGGCCACCCATCCTGACAGGCCTCATCGACGTTAAAAAATCTGTCTCTGAAGTATGACCCCAATCGCTAAAATTATCATCACACCGCTGTCGCGTGAAACGATTGCGCGCATGACAATTTCCGCAATAGCTTCACCGGTAAGTGCCTTTAAAAGGATTGTTGTATCGGCCCTGTTGATGCTGATGATCACTTCTATGCAGGCTCAGAATGTGGGTGATTTTTTGGTGAATGAAAAGATCGCCTCAACAGGTCGCGTGACACTGCGCTCTTGGCCGAAGGGGGCTAATACGCTCTGGGGAACCGATGCCAACAGCCTGCCTCAAAAGATCACACTTGGCGCTGGACTGACCCTCAGCGGCACCACCCTCAGCGCGGCTGGTGGATCATGGTCTAGCATCACCGGAAAACCCACCACTCTGAGCGGCTTTGGCATTACCGATGGCATCACGGCTGCTGCCGCTGCTGCTGCTTATTCCCCACTCAATCACGCGCAAGCCATCAGCACTGTCACAGGTTTGCAAACAACCCTGGACACCAAGGCCAATATTGTGGCGGGCACCGCTGGAGTGGCAGAGCAAGTTCAAATCAATTTTTCAGGCACAGATGGCACTCAACTTGGTCCCGGCTATTATATCTTGCTGTACGATACAAATGGGTCCGTTGGTGTGTGGTGGTCTACTGGCTTTAATTCTGTGCCTAGCCCTGGCTTTGATCCCAGCCGGTGGGTTACTGTGCCGATCAACGTCGACGTCAGCGCAGACGTTGATCTTGCAGCGGCAACCGCCAGTGCGTTGGATTCAGATGCTGCTTTTGTAGCGTCGGCAGGAGGCACGTCTGTCAATTACGCATTGGCTGCAACTGGTGACGTGAGCGATGCTGAGCAAGGTAACGCCAGCCTCAGCCTCACTGTGGTGGCTCAAGGTCAAGCGGACTCCCAAGATGCACTGGCAGCCTATGACGGCAGCAACCTGACAGGGCTGGCGCTAGCAAATCATTCCCACGATTTTTCTGATCTTTTAAACAAGCCCACCACTCTGTTCGGCTACGGCATCACCGATTCTGTGCTCCTAACGACTAGCAATTTAAATGCCGCTAATCTTACCGGCACCATCAACACCGCCCGCCTCGGCACCGGCACAGCCAGTGCCAGTACCTACCTACGCGGAGACGGCACCTGGGCCACGGTCAGCGGCGGCGTCAGTAGCATCACCGGCACCGCCAACCAGATCACCGTCACCGGCACCGCCACACCAACCCTCTCTCTACCTGCCACTATCACGGGCCTCACCAGCGTCACAAGCACCACCTTTGTGGGAGCACTCACAGGCACGGCATCGGGCAATGCAGCCCTCACGGCGAATGCATTCGTAGCAGATCAAACGCTGCTCAATAGCACCGCAGCAACGAATGGTACTCAGCAAATCTCACCAAACTTGGTGTTGGAAGGGCGCGGCTGGGCAACCCTTGTCTCACAATCTTTACCCGTTAAAGTGCGGCAATCTGCCGCCCCAATCCAAGGAACTATGCCGACTGCGGTGTGGCGTCTCCAGTTCGACAAAGCCACCGACAATTCTTGGCCGACTTTTTTTGCTGTGAGCAGCGCGGGAGCCATATCAACGTCCACCACCAACACACTGACACTGGGCACCGATCCAAGACTGTCCCAAGGTAGTACGGCTCGCCCCATTGAATTAGCAACAACGCTAGGAGCTGTTACCATTTTTGATGGTGGGGCCAATGGCCAGCGGTTGGCTTTCAGCCCCACGGCTGGCAATACCTCACCAACCACGCAATTTGTGAGCATTGCCTCTGCGGCTATTTCACAGCGGTCAGGCACCACGGCCCAAAGCTTTTCTGTGGCTAAGACCTGGACCTCAGCGACTAATTTTGAGCATGGCGTCATGGACTGGCAGACCACCACCGATGTGCTCCGCATTGGCTCCTCCAAGGGCAGTGGTGGTGGTAGTAATCGTGAGGTGCGTTTCATCATGGGGGACACGGCCAAGATCACTCTCGACACCGCTGGCAATGTGATCCTCTCCGGCCTGCCCACCACTGCTCCTGCCACGAGTGGCGCTCTCTGGCGTGATGCTGCCAATGGCAATGTGCTCAAAGTCGTCCCTTAACAAACTAAACCACTTATGATTCGTTCTACTCTCATCCTTGCATCATTGGCCTGCACAGCTCTATGCAGCGCGCAATTAATAACCGTCAGTGAGCCTGTTGAGCCTCCGGCACAAATTGTCGCTGACGCCATCTTCGAGGGATGTAATGCAGCCCTGCAAGATCGTGTGGCTCGAATCAAAAACCTGTGGGAAACTCTCTGGGAAAACGAGCGCGCCACCCCGGCTCAAATTCTCGTAGCTCTCGGCACCAATGCACATCTTGTCTTTCAGGCAGCAGCTTTGGCCAGGACCGATCTCGAAGCCGTGGCTGAGCTTGCAGGCATCACTCCCATGGCTCTGCTCGGTGACGCTAAATATCTCACGCCTAAATTTCCTGTGACCTTCTTCCCTGACGGCAGTGCCGTGTTGACCAATCCGTAAGGCCTCTCATGCAACTAAGTCTTAGCGCACTTTACACGGACCATCGCCGTGAGCTGATCGCTCACGCGGTTCAGTGCGGCTGTGATCATTACAGCGCTGAGGATGTCGTTCAGGAGTTGTTTATCAACCTGCATAAATTTGGGCATGTAGCCAAGATTGACGGGCATCAAAACCCCGTTGCCTGGCTAAAACAAAAGCTGCGCTGGATGGTGCTGAAAAGGCACGCTAAAACCAAGCTGCCAAGTCACGGCGGCGGTGCCTGCCATGTGGAAGTTTCTGAAGCTTACGGCCTTGCTGATGGGTCTAACACGCCTGACACGGCACTCAACCTGAAAGACACAAGGTCTATCTTGGAATCCTGCGGATGCACGGAAGAAACCGTCATTTGGAGCCCGCAACAAACACGCGCCAAAGCAGTGGCCTTGTATCGCTTCCGCAAAGCGGTAGCACCGAAACTTAAAAAGCTACTGTCATGCTAACGTACCTTGCTCAATCCACTCCCGACATCAGCAGCGTGCCTGCCGACTTCGTTAAATCGTTTCTGATCATGACGGCCTTTCTGGCTGTCTTGGGCGGTGGCGTGATCTGGGGCAGACGCGGCAGCAAAGGTAACCCGATCAGCTTAGAGTCGCCGGTCAGTGTGGAGGCCACGATCAAGCCCGCCGAGATTTACGCACAGCAACACGAGCTGGAGAAGATCCAGAAGCACATCGACGCTTTGACACGCGAGAACCTGCGCGAGCACGAGGCCGTGCGTAAACAAGTGGCTGACAGCATCACCGCTGGATCTGACCGCATGGAAAGAATCCTCACCGAACTCAGCGCCATGGAAGGCCGCATGACCAAGGCTATGCTGCATGAGGTCAAAGACTTACACAATCGTGTTAATCCTCTGGCTGAAAAGGTAGCCGCGCATGAGACGCTGCTGAGCTGGATTCAGGCGCGGCTTTTAGCAATCTGGGACGGCCTCATGTCTCACATCGCCATCGTGGCCAAGAATCAAAGCGAAGACACGCGAAGGCTGCACAGCCGCATTGATGACGCCATGACACGCGGTGTCAAAGCTAAGTCTTAATCTCACTTTTAACCCCACACCCTCATGAATGAAAAAATCTGTCGTAAAATACTCCACACGCTCGCCGACTGTGACGGGCATCCTTTAAAAGAGTCCGTGCTGAAAGAACATGTCGAAGCGGACATCCGGCCCGTGCCACCAACCGCTGACTTCGATGACGCCATCGTCACGCTCAAGAGCGGCGGTTACATCCGCGCCAAAGAAGGCGACTTCGGTGGTGAGGTGAAGTGGCTCATCACGGAAAAGGGTGAGACGTGGCTGGATAAGTGAGGCCAGATTTTTGAACCGCTAATAAACGCTGATAGCCGCTAATAACTGAAACCATGAAAAGCAATGAATCACTGGCTGAAAGACTCATCAAGGCAGAAGTCTATGATGAGTTTTGCGCGCTTATGTTTGGTCAGCGCCTGCGCTACGAGGATCTGCTAGAGCAGCTTGAGCGCTGGTCGATCAGCAGCTCACTCGGTGCCTTGACTCGCTTCTCTGACAGCCATCGTAGCCAGTGGATCTTAGCGCGCGCCAAGGCTGAGCATAAAGCCATCTTAGAAGATAGCGGCAGCACGCTGGATGCCGCACAGCGTAAGCTCGTGGCGGAGAACCTCTTTAACCTGGCAGCCTCGCCAGAGATCAGTGACAAGACGCTGCTCAAAATGCGCGATCAGGAAATCAAGATGGCAGAGCTTGCGCATGATAAGCTCAAGATCGCACAGGCTGAGAGGAAGCTGCAACTGCTAGAGGCTAAGATGCATGATGTCGATGCAGCTCTGAATGACGCGGCTCTGTCAGATGAGGAAAAGGTCGCACGTTGGAAACAAGTCTTTGGCCGATAACATGAGCACGCAAACCAAACGCCAAAAAGAAGCCACTGAGCAACTGCGTGAGCAATCAGCAGCGCGCAAAGCTGAGGCATTTGCGCGCAAGGTTGAGGCTGCTGCTGATCGCTCGGTGAATCCACTTTTAGCGTTGGAGCTTGAGACTCTGCAAGAGCACTGCACGGGTCATGCACTCGGGGCCAATGCCAACGGCTGGAAAAACCCTTTCCCTGAAACCAACCCCAAAAGCCAGCTCACCCAGTATGGCTTAGAATACTGGCACGACGCCTCCCGCTTCAAGGCCTGGTGTGCCTCTCGTCAGGTTGGAAAAGACTTCAACTCGGAAGGTGAAGCCGCAGAGGATTGCCACACGAACCCCAAGCACTCGTGGATGATCGCAGCGCCATCAGAGCGGCAGAGTCTCGACTCCCTAGATCAGCAGAAGCTCTGGGCTGAGGCCTTTGGCCTTGTGATTGAAGATGAGAACGTGCAGCGTGAAGGCGCGCACGGTGAGACACTGCTCAAGTCAGCCGAGATTCTTTACAGCAACGGTAGCAAATCAGTGGCGGTGCCGGGACGACCTGAAACGGTGCGTGGTAAAAGCAGCAACGTCATCCTCACGGAGTTTGATTTCTTTGACAACCCGCTGGAGACCTGGCGTGCCATCCTGCCTAGCATTACCAATCCTCTGCGTGGTGGTGAAAAGAAGATCCGCATCGTGTCCACCCCAAACGGGAAAGGCCGAATGCTGGACAAGATCTTCAATGAACCGCCAAAGGGGAAGATGGTCTGGTCGAAGCACCTGACCAGCATTTATCATGCCGTGCTGATGGGGTTGCCTGTCGATATTGAAGCCATCCGTGCTGCCATGGATGATGATGAAGGTTGGGCACAAGAATTTGAGTGCCGCTTTCTGGATGGTAGCAACGTCTTACTGCCTTATGATGTGATCCAACTGGCTGAGTCGTTTGAAGCCACGGAATCATGGAGCCTGGATCAGGCGGGCACAACCAACCCGACTTTTCTGGGCATTGACTTTGGTCGCTCAAATGACCCGACTGTCTGTTGGACGCTGCAACGTGTCGGCGACATCTTATGGACCCGCGAGGTGCTTGTCCTTAAAGGCATGAGCACGCCAGACCAGGAGCGTATTCTCAGTGACCGCATTGCTAAAAGTTCACGCGTCTGCTTTGACTACACCGGCCCTGGCATCGGGTTGGGTGACTACATGGTGGAGAAGCATAGAGAGTGGGACCCGAAAGCGCACAAGATGGGGAAAGTGGAGCTTTGCACTTTCACGGTTGCTTTAAAGCGTGAGCTATTTCCCAAGCTGCGCCGTCTCTTTGAAGCACCGACGAAGCTGCGTATTCCGGTGAGTCGTGTCATCCGTGAGGATCTGCATCAGATGATGCAGGTCATCAATAACGGAGAATACAACTACTGGTCACCACGCACGAAAGATGGTCACAGTGACCGCTGCACAGCGTTGGCTTTAGCTGTCCGTGCAGCCGATGGTCCCGCTCATGCCTTCGGCTGGAGCCGTCTCAAGCAACCCGCGCAAGATGGCAATCCGGGCTCCTTATTAAAGCGGGCGAAACGGGCGCTTGGTCTGTGACCCCTGAAAAGGGGCGATTTTAGCGCGTTTCAGCGCCTGAGCCGGGTCAGATGCCCCGAAGGGGGCAAAGGGGGCCTAGATCGTTTTGCATTGCCGTTGCATTTCGTTGCTATTTCAATCAGGTCGGCGGCGGGTAATCGGGTTTGGGGTTGAGAGGTGTCTTTTGATGCGCCCCAAAGAGGGCTATCGGGTCGGATGCAGCGACTTGTCTCTGTGGTTGAGTGGCAGCATTGAAACCTGGCTCATCCATCTTTAGTGCGGCTCATCGCCGATACCTCCGCTCAGTGCGTGGCACCATGCTGCGGGCGCTCTCGGGTGAGAGTCTGGCCTCAGCCTTGGATACCTTTGAGGCGGGTAACCTGCGCCCCGCTGCTCTCCTTTGGCAGAGCATGTGTGAGCGTGATGATGTGCTCATGTCCGTGAAACCGAAGCGCGAGAAGAGCGTGAGCCGACGCGACTGGCAGGTGCTGACTTCTGACGATAGCCCTGAGGCCACACGCCAACAGGAGATCCTGACGGCCTTCTGGAACTCCATTAAAGTGGTGGATGCTTACGATCTCAATCAGCGTGGTGGTTTTGCACTGCTCGTGCGCCAGATGATGCGTGCGGTGAGTTTTAAGTATCAGGTGCATCACCTCGTCTGGCAGCCGTCTAAGGATGCGCTGACTTGCACCTTTGAATCTGTGCCTCTGCAGTTCTTTGAGAATCTAACAGGCACTCTGCGTCATTGCCCGACCGGCATGGAATACGAGGGCGCCGAGCTTAAACAAGATGAATGGCTCGTGACTTGCGGCGACGGACTCATGACGGCTGCCAGCATCGGTTATTTCTGCAAGCGCAACGCGCTATCTGATTGGATGGCCTTCTCGGACAAGTTCGGGATGCCAGGCATCCTTGCCAGAACCTCACAGGGCAAAGACACACCCGGCGGCATGGCCATGGCAGAAGCAGCTGAAAGCTTTGGCCAGGACTGGGCGGCCGTCCTTTACGGTGACGACGGCAGCGGCAAGATTGAGCTGGTTGAAGCTGCAGGCGCGGCAGCACTGCCCTTCCCAGCACTCATTGAGCGCGTGGACCGCCGGATCGCTGCCTTATATAGAGGCGCAGATCTCAGCAGCCTTAGCTCATCCTCCGGTCAAGGCACAGGTGCCAGCCTGCAAGATGGCGAAACGGATCTCATCGACCAGGACGACGCCCTCAGCGTTTCCGAACGCCTGAATGAAGTCGAAGAGATCGTCCTACGCTGGTGGTTTGGCCCCAAGGTGAGGGTGAAAGCTTATTTACGTCTCATCGTGCCACAGAGCGAGGATTTAAAACTGCTCATCACCGCTGTCGAATCCCTGGTGAAACTTGGTGCGCCGGTCGCCATCGCGGATGTGTTAGAGCGCTTTGGCTTCCCGACTCCGAAGGAGGGCGCTGAGCTGCTCGGGAATAACCCCGCCCTGGTCAATGCCGCGACTCCGCAGATCAATGCCTCTTTAAATGAGGACACCTTCCTCGCCCGTGCGGGTCGCTTGCTAGCGGTCGCATCCCGTGAAGATCGCGAGAACCTAGTAGGCGCTTTGCGTGAGATCCTTTCTGCGCCGGAAGGCACTCAGATCAATGCGCTGGCCAGCTTCATGGAAAAGCTGCCTGACAACATCGGCCAAGACGCCGCGCAGGTGCGTGCTTGGGAAGTCCTGCTGGCCTCGGCGCTGATCAGCGGATGGGAGAAGGCTGAAAACTGAAAGCTATGAAAATAAAGACACTCAATAAGACCACCGCCTTGCGGCGGCAGCTACGAATCAACGCCAAGGCACCTGAGCATGGTCTGGTCTTTGCACCGGGCATTGCCATTGAGCTGAATGCTGACAACACGCTGCCTGAGTGGATCAAGCTGGCACCGTTTGGCGAGCACCCGACCCGCGACAAAAAAGCCGTGCAGGTCTTTAACGCTGAATCAGCTGATCAGATTATCAGTTGGTTTAATTTCTTCCCGCGCAAGTTGGCGCGCCTGGCCAACATCAACAGCGTGAAAGTCTGGGTCGGTCATCCTGACTTTGCTCCGAACGAATGGCCTGAGCGCATTGACCTGGGCTCAGTCACCGAACTCAAACACGATGACACTGACCTTTGGGGCAAGGTGCGCTGGAATGCAGGAGCCGTGGAGCATGTGACCAAGCACAAATTTCCCAGCGTGGCCTGGGACTGTGAAGTCAACGGTGACGGCACTGAGACGCCTGCCTTTCTCTGGTCGGTCGGCATGTGGCACAAGCCCAACATCAAGAGTGTCGAAGCCGTCATCAATGCCGCTGAAGACTACCAAGAACCAGAAACAACGAACCCAGAACAAGGAACCCCCACTATGCTCAATAAAATCATGGAGGCTCTCAAAGCCGCTGGCATCGTCAAAGACGACGACGCCGAAGAAACCATTCTCGGAGCCATTGGCTCGCTCATCCAATCCATCGCCTATCGGCGTGAAGAAACCGCACGCCAAAAAGCGGCTGCGGATACCATGCGCGTGGCGCTCAATGCCGTGGCAGATGTCGCCGAGCTGCCTGACGATGGCCTGCCTGATGCAGTGGTCGCTCAACTCAATGCGGTTATCTCTGAGCGTGATGCTCAGGCTGCCACCATTGCTGAACTAAACAGTCGCATCAGCACACTCAGCGCTGAGCGCGTGGTGTCCGCCGTCGCTCATGCGATCGCCACAGGCCGTGCTACGAAAGCCGATGAGGACCGCCTCACCGCTGAGCTGAATGCCGACTTCGATGGAACGCTCTGCAAGCTCTCTGCACAGCGCGTGCAGCTCAATAGCCAAAGCCTCAACCTAGGTCGTAACAAGGCAGCCATCACCACAGAACAAGACCGTGCCGCTCAGCTCAATGGCTGGGTGGAAGATTGTCAGATCCGTCTCAACTGCGACTACGCCACCGCGTGGAACGCCAGCAAAACGGACGAGAAAATGGCAGTCATTCACGCCGCTATGGAAGCCGCTGACAAAGCCCGTGGCACTGCTGCTGAGTAAGCAAACAAAGCGCAAAGAATAAAACACCTAGAACCCAATCCTTATGGCTAAAAAAGCACCCTCAAAAAAGACCGACGAGATAGATGAACTTGATGCCGTTGACTCGGCTATTGAGTCTGACGTCATTGACTCGGCTGACGCCGTTGATGCGGTTGATGCAGTAAGCGCTGAAGCTCTAATTTCTGAAAAAATGCGCGCCGGTCTGACCCGTGCGCAGGCTGAGCACGTGATTGCCGCACAGGCTGAGCATGACCACCTGCTGGCGCAGGCGGCTACGGCCTAACACCCCTTTGCCTCACGGCATCCCTGTCGTGTGGCAGTCCAAGAACCCAAAACGAACCAAACCCACCCAATAATGAAACATACGTTGATCCTCCTGGGCTGCCTCATGATTGCAGCTCTCATCGCGGCGGTGCATTTTGCCCCGTCTCTCAGTAGCCTCAGCAGCCTGCGCTCACTGCGCCGGTCTCTGGGACTTCATGCCGGCATCCTGCGCGTCAATGCGTTCACTGACGGCATTCATGCCACTGGCAAAATCACCCTGCGTGCCGATGCGGCATTGGCCACGCGCTACTTAATCGTCAAACGTGGCAGTGATGCTGATCACGTAGCGGTCTGCGGTGTGGCGGATAAACCTCTTGGTGTTTGCCTAGACGAACCGTCAGCCGCAGAAGAACCTGCGACGATTGGCCTGCTAGGTGGTCTTCATGGAACCATCCTTGGCGTAGCCTCGGAAGCCATCGCGGCAGATGCTGATGTCTTCACAGCAGCCAATGGCAAGCTCCAGGATGAACCTGCTGTCGCAGGCACTTATTACCTCATTGGCAAGTCGGTCACGGCTGCCACCGGTGACGGTGATGTCTTCGAGATGATCCCGCGTGTGCCGGTCAAGTTTGTGGTCATTGCCAACGCCAGCACACTGGTTCAAACGCAGACGGCTATGAATACCGCTGCTCTGGTCAAGGTCCTCTAATCTCAACCCTGAAAATCCTTCCAATACGACTATGAAATTGAATCAAAAATTTCTCGCTGCAGCGGTCATGCGCAAGCAAGCCCTGCACGCTAACATCAACGCGGCTGACGCTGCTACAGCTGCTTATGCTCCCGCCTACAGCGGCGCTCATGAGCATGGCGTCATCACCCAGATCAATGCGGACCTTCTGACCGAAGGCACCTACCGCGAAAGCCTGACCACTTATGCCGTTGGCTTCCGTGGTGTGGACTTTGGCGGCGATTTGGAATTGCTGGCACCTAACGTGCAAGTGGCCAATCGCTTTGACTACAAAGCCTACGACAACGCCGAGGCTTTCTACTCGGAGCTAACCGACGATCTGCGCGCTCCGCGTGGTGACTTCAAAGAGGTGGAATACACCGTTGAAGAAATCACAGCCAAGACCGCTAATCGTGGTCTTATGATCTGCGTGGATCGTGACCAGGTCAGCGGTAACCCGAACTGGGAGCAGCAATACACAGGCATGCTCATCACCCGCATGCGCCTCAACCAGCTCCGCCGCGCCATCAACCTGCTCTCGGCGGCTGCGGTTAACACTGCTAAGACTTGGGATAGCACCGCTGGTAAAGATCCTGACAACGACGTCCTCACGGAAATCGTTACAGGTCACACTGCCGCTGGCGTGCGCCCTAACCGTGTGGCCTACGGCCCAACGGCATGGAGCAAGCGTGTGCTCGCTCATCGTGCGCAGAACAATGCCGGCGGCTACGCCAGCGCTGGGCTGACCGTTGACCAGGTCGCGGCTTTCCTAAGCCTTGAGAAAGGTCTGGTCTGCCAAGCCCGCTACGCGACTAGCGCAACGGCCAAAGCTGAAGCCCTGGCGAACTTGGTCCTCGCCTACAACGCCATTGCGGGTGCCACGGTCGAAGACCCAAGCAACATCAAGCGTTTCTGGAGCCCGTGTGACAACGGTCAGGAACTCATGGTGCACCGCTGGGACATCGGGCCGAAGAAAATGGCGGTCGCTGTCGAGCTCTATGAGCTGATGCGCATCACCAGCACTCTGGGCATCCGCAAACTGACCATCAGCTAGGTCAAACCCTGCGCATCAGAGTAGCCGCAAGCGCCAGCTTGTGGAGCTTGCCCTGGTGCGCAGTCTTGACCTAGCTGGAGGCTTTTTCCTTCATCCTTTATCCTTCATCTTTCCTTCCCATGTGGATCACGCCAACACTCGCCCAATGTCAGCAGCGCATCACCGGTGCCGAGTGGTCTGCTCTTAGCCGTGCCGCGCTGCAAGCGGGTCAGGATGGCGAGGCCATGGCACAAGACGTGATTAACACGCAGGTGAACCGCATTCGTGGTCGTGTGGGTGCTCGCGCTGACAATCAGCTTGGTGAATCGGGCACGATTCCTGACGAGCTGATGAATGCCTTCTTGGCTCTCTGGGTCTCTGACTTTATCACGCGCCTGCCAGGCATGAAGATGCTGCTCGATGAGCGCCGGGTCAAAGCGGCTGAAGTAGGCGAGTCTGAACTGCGCCACGTGAGTGAAGGCAAGATCAAACTGGTGCAGCCTGTCACGGCTGCCGCGCCTGAAATGCAGGCAGGGGGTGGCAGCACCATTGGCCTGGTCAGCAAACCAACACGCAAAGTCACGCAGTCAGGCATGAGTGGCCTGATTTAAGCCCATGAAATTCCTGCTGTCAGAATCCTATGGCAACACGCTGACGCAGGCTTTTACCACCGCCATGAAGCGTGGCATCTTGCCGACATGGATGGGCAGTGCTGAACTCGATGCGCTGGAGTTAGCCATCAAAGAGCGCGCCGTCTTTTCAGCCCGCACGACGAATGCCGTTTACCTGGAAGCTCTGCATGAAAAGATTGGCCGCTTGCTGACCAATGGTTACGATGGCGACCAGGCCAAGCTGAGGCTGGAACTCAAGCAGCTGTTAGCTGAGCTAGCTTACAATCCTGAGACGGGTTTCCCTGGTGATGCCGCGCTAGGCATCCCAGCGGCCCGTGCAGGCAGCCTGCAAGACCTCAGCAGCGACAAACGGATCAATCTCATTCTCGACACGCAACTCGAACTCATGGCGGGTAAAGGCCAAGAGCAGCGCGGCTTGAGCAAGGAGGCGCTGGACCTCTTCCCAGCATGGGAACTGGTCCGCATTAAAGAAGCCCGTGTGCCACGTGATTGGTTCACTCGTTTCAAGCAAGCTGGGGGTCGCGTCTTAGAAGATGCCGATGGCCGCAAGCGCCTAGTCGCACACAAGCTGGATGAGGTCTGGTCCGTGCTCGGAGATCGCGCCCTGTTTAAAGACGCCCTCGATGTCAGTCATCCGCCTTTTGCGTTTGGATCTGGCATGGCCTGGCAGGCGATTGAGCAGGCTGAGTGGGATTTATTGGCCGGAACCAAGAACAAGGAACCAAGCACCCAGAACCTTCCCGCCAACGTTATCCAATTTCCCAGCGCGCAAGTCAGCACAGACGGCCTGAGTGCAGAGACGCTGAAGCGACTCAAGGCCACCATGCAAAACGCTGAGGCCAAGGGTGGCAAGCTCACGCTGAAAAGCATCATTGGCACAGCACCGCCGCCGCCATCTTCTTCCCGCCTGAATGCGCTCTGTGATGAGCTACTCTCTGTGGCCATGGTGGCGGAGATCAATGGAAAAGCGCGCAAGGCCAAGCGTGCCGAGCAACAGGCCAAGCTGCCCGGCCAGAAGTGTGGCAACACTTGGATTCCTGCTTGGAAAGAATGCCACCAGGGCAAAGCGGTGGAGATGTCTCGTGACAAGGCGGTGAAACTACTCTCATCCGAACAGCCCATGACGACCATGCAGGCAGCAGAGGCTTTGAGGGCCGCCCCCCACCATCATCTCCGTGAAACGCTGAGGCACTGGTTTGATAAGAGCTTCGCCCGTCTGAATCAACAGGCTGGCAGCAAGGAGACGCAGAGCCTAAAAACCTTAATCGACCGCATTGAGCCCACGCCTCACGCGGGTGAGTTGTATCGAGGTTTACGCTTCCAGAGTCGTGAGAAGCTCGCTGAGTTTTCGGCTCAGGCAGTAAAGGGCACGCTCACGCAGCCTCTGAACGCCTTCTCAAAGCGCGCTGCCGTGGCGCATAGATTCTCAAAGCCGCACTCCACGGATGCCGGTCAGTTCAATGCGATCATCCGGCTTATTGGGAGCAAGAGTGGGCGTGACATGAGGCCGCTGGCGGATGTGACTCACCCCAAGGTCTCTCACCAAGATGAATTTATATTTCTGGCCGGAACAAAAGTCAAAGTGCTCGGCAAGCGCTACGATCCAACAACAGAAGGCGGAACCTTCGTCCTGGACCTAGAAGAGTTATGAATCACTCGTCCATCACCAGCGGATTAAACCGCTCATATTCATCGACTGGAAGAGGCAGTTCTGCAGCTTCCTTTCTCGCGCTTTCGAGAAGGGCACGATCCTCATCCGTGAGAGGTGGCAATGTGTCGAGAAAGTCCATTCACTAGACTAACCGCATGAGCCTACAAGTCAACATCACCGTCACTGACACGGCCACACCGGTCTTGTCAGGGCTGCACCGTGAGCTGACTGACCGCACAGGCCTGAACAAATACATCGGCGCGGCAGCAGAAGCTGGCACCCGGCTGCACATCCGCAGTGCTGCCACTCAGCGCCACACGACGGCCAGCAAGCTGGGGGCTAAGCCTACCGGCTACCTCACGAAACGGGCCGAATTGGTGGAAGGTCGCGGCACCGCAGAACAGGCTGAATTGACCGTGACTGGAGCCATCTTTAAACGCGTCTTTGGTCCCGTGACGGTGCGCCCTGTAGCCAAAAAGATGCTAGCCATCCCGATGCGGGCTGAGGCCTACGGCAAACGTCCGGGTGAGTTCAATGACCTCTTTGTGTATCGCTCAAAGCAGGGCCGTCTTTTCCTGGCCAAACAGACCGCACCTGGCCGCCTGCAGTTCTACTTCCTACTCAAGGCCTCCGTGCTGCTGCCACAAGATCGCGGCCTGCTGCCGACTGAGAAACAGTTTGGTCAAATGGCTGAACTGGCCGCACGTGGCTACCTGCGCAAGCAACTGCGTGCCGCTGGGCTTTAGCAACCATCGTAAACCACCGTTAACCACCGTCAACAATCGTAAACCTCTGCACCTATGATCCCTGACTACTTCCAACAACTCCAAGACGACGTGTGGGGTGTGCTCACCAATGACGCAGGCTTCACCTTTGTGCCTGTTTACCGCGTGCGCACGCCCTTGGAGCGCGATGCTGAGGGCGAGGCGGTGGTGGGCCGTAGCAACCTGATTGAGGAGCAGATTGAGCAGGCTCTTGGCGGCATGGCCTTTAAGGGTGGCAAGTGCGGCATTGTGGCCATCGTCATGCTGCCCGATGTGCAGGCTGTCTCTGCTGAATCTCGCGGACCCGCCATGCAATTCACGATCATGGTGCGCATCATTGAAGATCGGCTCTTTAACGAGTCCGAAACGGGCACAGGCATCACCTCGGCACGCCTTGCCCTGCACACGGTCCAGCTGCTGCAGCAGCGCAACCTTCTAGGCTGGCATGGCGTTTCGGTGGATCCGACCAAGATGCTGGAAGAGATCAATCTGCCGGATGACCGCAAAGCCTGGGAAGTGCGGGTCAAGGTCAGCCTAAGCCCGATCCCGCTCGGACGCGTAGCACGGCCGCTAATTACCAAGGATGGCAACGACATCACAATCACCTGCAGCACGCCGGATGCCGTCATCTATTACACCACCGATGGTAGCTGGCCTGGACCGGCTAACGTGGTCTCGGTGGTTTATGAAAACTTTATCGACGCAACCACGCTGACCACCCTGCGCGTGGTCGCGTATGCCGCAGATCTGCAATGCAGTGATGACGTGTCTTGGGTGGCTTGAGGCGTGTTTGCTGGCCCCGTTTTGGCTCATTGGGTCAGATGACGAGGTCGTGAAAAAGCGGAGGGTGGTAGCGCATGAACCGCGACACCATCATCAAGACACCGGGCAAGATTGTTTTTGACCCGACCAATAGCAACACTGCGTTACGCATCCCACTCTATTCCTCAGACGGCATCTCGTTTGAGATCCAAGAGACCCTGCAAATGATCCCGAATCAGGTGCATGGTGAGTCCTCTCAGGTCGTGACGGCACGACTGGCCGTGGTGAAGCTGAAGCCGACCGCGTTCACAGCGGCTGCCCTGGCTAAACTCTTCACGCACGGTCCCGCCTTTGCCACCCGACCCGGCACGAGCATTATCGGCAGCACAGACAAAATCATCGACATTTGCACGATGGACGGCAAGCGCCGCCGCCTGCTCAATGCCTTTGTGTTTGGTGAGCCTGCGATCTCCTGCGAAATCGGCAAGACGATCCTTGGCGAGGTCACCATCTACGGCATCGTCATCACAGGCGGTGACAGTGCCAGCTTGGCTAACCTCTACACGACGACTGACCAAGCCTGGGCTGATTCTGACTGGGACCCAGCCGCCGAGATCACCCCAGGCTGGAATGCCTCTTGGTCGATCACGGGCACAGCGACGGCTTGGGACTCCCTAGAGACGCTAGGTGGTGTGACGATCACGCCGAAGAGTGAGCTGGATGAAATGGTGAATAATCGTGACGGCCTGCGCAATGTGTCGATCAAGAATTACAGCGTGGAAGCTAAGGCCAAGGTCTTCAATATCTCTGAGGCTCTCGTCGTCGCCGCTCGCTTCGGCAACGGCACACAGGCGCTCGGTAGCCGTAAGACCTCGCTGGGGCGTAACCTGAAAATGCGCGCCGTTGGCGGTGGCGCTTTCATTACCGTGTTTAACTCGGTGCTGCAACCGCAGAGCTTTAGTTACAACTCGGCTGACACCGTGGTCGGTGACCTGACGTGGATGTCAGATCCCGTCGTTTCAAGTGGTCGTAAGACGCATCTTCTTGTCAGCACCACGGACCCTGACGCTTAACCGCTGACACACCCTCCTTCCTTCTCCTTATGATTCTAGCCTCCGGCATTGACCTCTGTGACCTGACGCAAGGCAATGACTTTGCAGCGGCTCTGCAGGATGCTGCAAAGTGGGAGGAGCTGAGGCTGGAACTCTTAGCTCTAGAAGCGGCCAAAGTGGCGGCTGATGCAACCTTAAGCCTTTACCAAGACGCTTACTGATCATGGCGACCAAGTCCAGCCAACGCCGCGCTAAGCGCACTGCTAAACGAGCTGCTGCAACGCAAGCGCGGCGCGATGACAAACGCACGGTGGCCAAGGTGCTGAACCCGCAAGAGCGAGCCAAACGCGACGCAGAAAAAGAGGCCGCTAAAAAGCCACGAGTCACCGATGCTAAACGTGCTCTGCGCGCTGAATCCAAAGCTAAAAAAGAGGCCGCGAAGAAACCCCGCGAGACGGATGTCAAACGCGCCGAACGAGCTAAAGCCAAAGCTGCAAAAGCAGCCGCTGAAAGCCAAGCCAAAGCCGATGCCAGAGAGGCGCGGAAAGCCGACCGTGAAGCACGCAAAGGCAAGGCCAAGCAAGACCACCTCTACAGCGAAGACCCCAACGCCGAACTGCGCGACAAACGCGAGGCTGAGAAATCCGCCAAGCAAGATCACCTCTACAGCGCAGACCCCAACGCCATCGCCCGCGATGAGCGCGAGGCAAAGAAGGCCGCCAACCAAGACCACCTCTACACGGCAGATCCAGCGCGTGAATCAGCGGCTCCTGTGTCTGCGCCGCCTGTCGTCACCAATGCTGCTGAGGCCACAGTGACAGCGGTAAACGCCCAAGCCTGGTCAACTCTCAATACCAAAATTTCCACTCTGACTGCCCCATGAGACTGCTGCTAGAAACTGAAGACCGCGATCCCTACTGGCTGGTCGGTGATCCAACGCTGAATGAACGCACAGACCAATCGGCTGGCATGTCAGAACAGATCCAAGTGACGCGCAACCAGCAGGTCGTGACAGGTGCGGGTTGGGACTCGGCTTTAGGTCTGGATCGTGGCAACCAGCAGGTGACGATCACAGCGACGACGCGCCGTCAATTCGACTCTGAGAAAGAGCGCATGGACTTCATCGCTGAGCTCGCAGCAACGAACCCGAGCGAGCAACTGCACCGCTGGGCAGGCACGGTGACGGTGAGCATTGACGAACTGGCGGACGATACCCTGCGCAACTACGTTTTACCCAATGCCACCGTGAGCTTGGTCGGCATGGTGCTGGGGGCTGCGGTTGGTCTAAATCTGACTTACCAGGTCAGGGCTGGTGGTTTTGGCGAGCGCTCCACTTCCGGCCAAGGTGAAACCTTTAACCTGGTGGCCACCGATGCGGGCGGCATTTGGTTAGAGATTGATGATGGCGTGATGAACTCGGCTATCACTGCCGCACTGGCCGCGAGTAGCAACGGCGTCGTGGAACTGGGCATGTATCGACAGACCATCAATGCTACCACCGGCGCGATTGGCACTCCAGCTCTCAGAGGTGGCACGATCCTTTTCTTTGCGGACGCAACGGCCTATGATGATTACCTCGGCTCTGACAGGTCGCTGTATGAGGCGCTGAATGTCGGACGATGGAATCTGGTCAGCGCGGACGGCATCACCTTTTATCATCGCTGGTCGATCAATGCCACGTGGTCAGGTGGTCTGAAAGGTTGTGCTGGTTTTACGCTGCCCTTTTCCAATGCGCGGCAGCGGATGCTGAAACAGCCTGTGGCTCCTCAGCCGACAGTTTTTGGCGGTGTGCCGGCCTTTGGTCCGCCTTCCGCAGGAATGGGCGAAGTCCGTGAGAGCAAGCTCATCCTTAACACCGTCAATGATGGTGAGCCCGGCACCAATGCGCGGCTCTGGACTCTGCGCCTGACGCGGCAGCAAGAGAGTAGTAGCGGGGTAGTCTCCTATGTCCTCGGTGATCCCATCGCGACCTTTGATTTCTCCTTTCCTGGCACGGTCAACCTGACCGCTAACTCAACCTCAGGCACCATCTATCAGCTCACTGGCTTCATTGCGTAACCCCCAATCCTCCTATGCCAAACCAAGATAAAAACATCTCAACCTTTCCCCAAGCCATCGTGGACGGCTACGCCCTCGGCACATCCGGCGGCAGTGCTAAACTTTTCTACACGCGCCCATGGTCGGCGGGTCGCTGGCGTGGTGTGAAGGTCATCACGGGCACGATTTACACGCTTACGATTGATGATGAAGGCTACCTCCTGCAATTCACCAATAGCGGGGCGATCTCGGTCACTTTACCGACTCAAGTTTCTGTGGATTTCCCCGTCGGTGGAGGCGTCACCATCCTGCGAGTGGGCACAGGCCAGATCACGGTGCTGCCTGCGTCTGGGGTGACCCTGACATCAGCCGGTCGCCCTAAATTCCGCGTGACTGGCAGTGCCGCCGAAGTCCGCAAGATGGCCACGAATGACTGGCTGATGTGGGGCGATACCCTGGCTTAAACAAGACTCTACACGCTCAACTCAACAACGCTTTCCGCATGATTTTTTCTGCTCTCATTCCACCCAACCGCTGCGGTCTCCGCGTGGCAGCTCTTAGCAATCTGAGCCTGCTGGCTGAGCTAGGACATCCTCACGTCATCGGTGGCGACATGCTGCCGCTCATCTTTGAGCAGCGGATGCCATCCCCCGACGATCAAGAGTGGCGAGATGGTCGCAAATGCATTGGCTACTGGGTCTGCGAATCATCCGTGGCCAGCTCCAAGTATAGATCGGCGATGGATGCCTACGCTCAGATCTGGACGGCCAGCGAAGCCAGCGCCAAAGCTCTGCGCGCCACTGGAAGCAAGACGCCTGTGTATGTCGTGCCGCATCATGTGCCAGTGCCTGACAAGGAGATTGTCCGCAGCGACCGCGACACAGTGACAACACTCTTTGCCTTCATGCCACCGATGGAGCGCAAGAACCCTGAGGCGGTCATTCGCGCCTGGCAGGCAGCGTTTCCCAAAGACGCCACCACAAAGGAGTCGCGCCAAGCTCGGCTGATCCTAAAAGTTAGACATGCAGCACCAGCGCTCATCCGTTTGATGCAAATCTTAGTCGAAGCTGATTCGCGCATTGAGATCATCGACAAGGACCTGAGTGATGAAGCCATGGCTGAGCTCTACGAGCGTGCTGACATTTGGCTGAGCCTGCAACGGGCTGGCGCTTTTGAACTGCACATCGCGCAGGCGGCTGCTGCAGGCCTGCCGATCATTACCACCGCAGTCGGAGGGCCTCTCGGTTACCTGACGGATGATGCCGCCTACTTCATTCCGGGGCGCGAAGTCCCACCGCTTCAGGAGTGCCTGATGAATGAGTCCGGTGTCTGGATCGAGCCGGATCAACAGGCCACCGTGGCCGCGCTGCGGGTGCTAGCCAAGAGTGCCAAGCTACGCACCAAGATGGGCGCGGCGGCCCGTGAATGTGTGGAAACTTGGTTAAGCAAAGACGCAGTGAAGCTGGCGATGCAGACTGCGCTGGCAGACTTCGAACTGCTGCCACAACCCGCCGCTGCTAAGCGCCAGCGTGCGCCGAAATACCACCGGCTTAATCGCTTGGTTGAACCCCTCCGCACAGGGCTGGATATGGTCGGTGCACCGGCTCTGAGGCTGGAAAGTCATGTGCCGCTGATCCTATCCCACCGCCGCAGTGGCACGCATCTTCTCGGTGCGCTGATTCAGAAGCACTGGGGTGGTGACCGCTGGCTGAAGTCACACGATTGGCCTGAGCGGAGGCCGGAAGGTTATCCGACTCTCTACGTGCTGCGGAATCCGATTGATGCGCTCTACAGCACCTACCTCTGGTGGCGCACCGGTGGCGGTTCAAACAATCCTGAAATCGCCGCTGTGGTGGATAAGTTAACCTTTGCCCAATGGCTGAAAGGCGATGCAGGCAAGATCATCGGTTATCAGTCCTGGCGCTGTGGCGATCGTGACAACATGGAGGTGACGCGTGGTCAAATGTATGATCCTCTCCGCTACTGGCGCGACCACTGGCGTGCCGCGCATGAAGCTGGCATCACCGTGCTTCTTTATGAGGACATGGTCCGTCATCCAGCCAGCCTGATGGCAGGCCTGACTCAGCTCCTGGAGCGACCACCGATCACGCCGATGGAAGTGCTAACTGAGCGTGTAGGACTGGCACCGAGTGACATCACCCAGATCGGCGAATCCTTCAACCAATGGCCTGCCAACGAGCTGGCGCGGCTCGACTCGCTGCTGAGCCCCGAACTCATGCAGAGCATCGGCTGCAAGAGCCGTGCGGAGTGGCTGCAACAGTAATCTTTATTCATCCGCATCATGGCCGAGACCACCGTCAATATCGCAATTAAGACGACCGCCAACACAGCGGGCAGTCAAGCTGCGGAGAAGTCGCTCAAGGAGCTGGCTGTCGAACTCAAAGAGACGCAGCGGCAGATGCACAAGCTCGATGAAAGCTCGCCTGATTATGCTCAGGTGTCTGCACGGGCGGATGAGCTAAAGGGCAGGCTGAATGAGCTGGGGGAGAGTAGCGGGCGTGCGGCAACCAAAGGCGGTAACTTTGCCCAAGCAATGCTCCAAGGATCGCGTGGTGTGCAAGACTTTGCGGCAGCTGGCATTCCAGGCATGGTCAATAACGTCGAATCTCTAGCTACAGCGATGGGAGTAGGCGCAGGCGCGGCGGGCGGTCTGACTTTGGCTTTCGTCGGCCTCGAACTGGTGATGAAGAATTGGCCCGCGATCATGGCTGCGTTTGGAGGTGTCGAAAAGACGAAAGCCTTTTGGGCAGCCATGACTCCAGATGAAGCCTACACCAAAAAAATGAATGATGCCGCAACGGCTCAAGAGCGGCTAGCAGACGGTATCCAACGTGCGGTCGATGCGCGAAAAGCTGCACTGGAAGCTCAGCAGGCGGAAGCTGATTGGCTCGAAAAGCGAAAAAAGCTCTGGGAAGATCAACAGCCAAAAGATCCACTGCCACCAATGCCTGGGACAGAGAAGCCTAGCAAAGAGCTGACAAAAGCAGCCCGAGATCAAGCCGGTGCTGAAGCACAGGCACAAGGATCACAAGCTAAATTTGCCGCTGCCGACAAGGCTGTGCAGGATCAAGAAGCGCGGGTGAATGCCATCAATAAAGTAGCCACTTTTGATGAGCGTTTAAAGGCTGCAAACGCACAGGATAAAGAGTCGATTGGGAAGCTGAATCTAAGAGTCAATCAAGGCGGTCAAGTCGAGTCTCCAGGTGACTACGCAAAGCTCGATGAACTACAAAAAAGAATCCAAGAGCGCGGGCGTAAATTGCGCTCAGAATTGACACCGGTGCCTGGGTTAACGGATGGCTTAACGGGAGATCCCGAAAAGGACCGTGAATCACTGGGTAAAAGAGCTACTGATGAGCGCGCTGAACTAGAGCGGTTAAAACAAGAGCGCTATCAAAAAGCACAAGCAGCAGAGAGTGATCGTGGCCAGCTTGACAAGGCTATTGTAAATACAAATGAGACGGCTAAATTCGACGCTGAAAAGCGGCAGGCTGAGGCTTATAAACAGCTCGGTTTGCCGCCTGCCCCTGGTGCTGTTCAAGGCAACGATGCGGCCTCTGGTTTTGTCGCTCCAATTGAGCAACAAGGCACGCAAGTGAGTGACGCTCTGAAGCAAGTTTCACAGTCCGTCAAAGGTGTGTTTTCTCAGCTCCAAGGGTCAAGCTCCGAGATGCAGCAAGGACTCACTCAGGCGCTGGGTGGCGTGATCGAAAATCAAAGCGCTGTCGTGGCCCTGATTCGTGGCCTGCAACCCCAGATCGACCAGATCAAAACGCAGCTCAATACCCGCTAATTTTCATGTTACGATTTACCCTTTCCATCGCCGGTCAACGGCCTGCTTTGCTGGAGGATTTACGCCTTAATCTGATCAGCATCGACCGCGCCAATTTGCGGCCTGATACGGCCTCTCTGAGATGGACAGGTTCCTACCTGGAAACCTGCCCGATTACCGATGACGATGAGATCGAAATATTCCTCCTAGATGCCCGTGTTTTCGTGGGCAACGCAAGGCTAGGACGCAGGTCAAATGAAGGCCTCACGATCACGGTCTCAAACTGCCTGGAAGCGATGGATAAATGGCCATGGCATACGAACCTGGCAGGCGGCTATATCTTCCCTGTTTTTGGCTCGACTTACCAGACCTTTGACGATCCGGCTGGACCGATCACCTGGACGGTGAGCGACATCTACAGCTTTGATCCGATCTCTCGTGTTGGCACGGTGAACTACAACATTCAAACTCGCTCTCAGGTCTATCTTTTTCAGCCTATCAGCGGGGCGATCATGTCGGCACAGGACCAGTTTTTGACGCTGATCAGTGTGTGCGCAGGGCCTGTTCTCGACTTCCTCAGGGTCGGTGATATTAGCCTGAATCCGGTCGTGATTCCACAGCCTCAGCTGGTGTCTGACATCAGCTTTGCCGAGGCCATACGCAGGTCGCTGGAAATGGTCCCTGATGCCGTTGCTTGGTTCGACTACAGCGGCACTGGACCGCCAAGGATTTCCGCAGCCAGATCAGCGCCATTTGTGAGCAGCGGTTACGCGTTTCCAGGAACGCCGCTGGGCGTCGATACGGCCTCGACTCCCGGCTTTGACGTGCGTCATTTATCGGTGGAAGTGGAGCCTTTAAATCACCTCGTGCCAACGTCAGTGACCGTCCGCCGGATGGTGGGAGGAAATCCGTCAATGTTCGTTCCACCGGCCCCTGATTATGCCTTCACTTGGCCCGCAGGGAATACGTCCTTTGCCGCAGGAGCGTTGGTGCATTCTCTAGGCTCAGATGTCACTGATAACGACTGCCAGATCCTCGCCTATTCGCTCTACGAAAGCCTCAAGGATCTGCGCGGCCAAGGCACCATCGTCCTGCACGACCCCAGCTACAACGTCCCCGTGCGGCCAGGACTCAACTTACGCCCGCTGGACGTGCCTGCCGCCCTCGACCTCAAGCTTTGCGTGCAAGGCACGTCCTGGTCAGCCGCCACAGGCACCCTGACTTGCCAAGTAGGCTACCCTCCGCACCTCGGTATCGGTCAGATCCTCGATCTGCGCGCCTGGCTAAAGCGTGCCTTCTTCGGTTACTAGCCCCTGCAATCCGCGTGCAGCTCTCCTGCAAAACCAGTGCAGGTTTCGTGCAAATTGCTCAAACCTGCGTAAAATCTGCTCAAACATGATGGCGGCTTACGCTTTCCCAATTCATGAGCACTCACGTCAAACTCTACATCCCAGGTCCG